TCAAAAGAGTGCTGCCCGCCTGAGCGCCCACAATGACAAATGTTTCAACGCTGGAATTATTGGTCAGCTCATGAATTTTCGACAAAAGGGTGGGTGAATACATCCTCAATTCCTCCGTCTGCACGAACTAACGCAAGCGGGTCATGTGACAAGATATTTAACCAAAATTTGGAATATTTGGAGCGGGCGATGAGATTCGAACTCACGACATTTACCTTGGCAATGTAAATATAATCAAAAATAACAAATATAACAAACTATTGCCACGCCATTCAGGAAACATAAATAGTAGCAAAAACAATGGGATATAATATTTTCAGACTTTGTGTCTTGATTTACCGTATAACAAATAAGAATATTTAACAGGAAACGTTCAGGAAACTAGGATTTACCCTGACATGGAGAAAGGAGTTTCGAATGCCTGTAATATATAAAGGAAAATGTTTGCGATTACTGGATGGTAAGAACGGATATGAAATTCGGTTCATGGATTTAGAAGGCAAGGAAGTGCGCAAGCGTGTTCCAAAGTCTGAAGAGCCGATGGAATATGCAATACTGCTTGATGGTCGATTGGAGCGTACGGGGACACTCACAGACAAAGTCCAAGCAAAGTTTAAAGATTTAGTTGGGCTATACGTGAAGGAGTTAAGCGGTAAGCGGGACAACTATGTGAATAATGCAGAGTACGGTGATAAAATTTCACCAGGCACTTTTAAGAAAACGTTGGTCCATATCAATAAACACATCCTGCCATTTTTTGGCGACTTTGATGTCGAACATATTCGTCCCTCTACAACTTTGCGGTTTCAGGCGAATTTAGTAAAAGGTGTGAAGCCACAAACCGCAAATGCTGTATTGGGGACGATGCGACGCTTAATGTCATTTCTCACCGTGCATGAATACATCGAAACAAACCCTTGTCGTGAAATTTCAAATTTGCAGTCAGCACCACTAGAAACAAAGTACACGCCAACAACTGCAGAGGTTCAGCAGGTCATCGCATCAGCAGATCAATTGTGGAAAAAGGTTTTGATTATGCTTGCTGCCGACACAGGCATGCGCATCAGCGAAATCCTCGCGTTAAAGTGGGTCGATATCCGTAACGATCTTATTTTTGTAAAAGCTGCTGCAATTAATCGTGAACTTTCAGGCACAAAAACTGTTGGCAGTAAACGTAAGATAAAGATCGACAGTAAGTTGACCGCAAGGCTCGCAGAGTTACGGTTAGCGTCGTCGAAGGATTTTGTCTTCACAAACGAGAAGGGACGTCTCTACACGGCGTCTGACGTGCTAAAGCAAGTTTTAACGCCAGCATGTACCAGGGCCAATGTAATGCCGTTTGGTTGGCATGGATTGCGCAGGCACTTTATAAACTATCAGCTTGATCGCGGCGTCCCAAAAAATCGTGTCCAGAAGTTAGTTGGCCATTCAATTGGTTCACATGTTACGGATCGTCATTATCGCGAAGTTCGCGATGAGGATGTTTTGGTCGACGAATATGTTGTTAGTTTTGGCTAATGCAAAGAATTGAGGTCATCACTGCTGGTGGTGACCTTTTTAATAGTTTCCGCGATTGCGCATCGTTCCAACGACAACATGCATGTTTATCGCTTTCAAGCCGTTATTGAGTTCGCTGTCTTTCACCGAGCCAAGTTCAACCCAGTACTCGTGTAGGCTTACTTTTCTGCCGTTGTGTATGTAGTCGGCACCTTGAAACGAAGAAAAAACAGGATCGCCATCCTCGTCTACTTTTAACTGCCCGCGATTGTTTAACTCAAATCCTTGTTGGACAAGTGACGCAATAGACGCAACGCCATACATTTCATGTTCGGCTTCAGGGTCTTTTTCATCTTTATCTAGATCGTACATACGTTCCATGTCCGTGACTTCACGTACGATACAAATCGTATGTTCATTGTATTCTAATTGGATAACGACATCGTCGCCGCGTACGGGCCATAAATCTGGATTCACAAACAATGTTTCACCAGAATAAAATCTTGGACTGTTTTCGTGACCGTTAACTGTTACAGCATAAGCCCCATCGACATTATCCAGATAAAACGGTGCTTCGATATACGTTGCACTTTCTTCTGAAATTAAAATTCCGTCGTCAAACCTAAATCCACGCGGATTGTGATTACGACTATACAAAGGAATTTGACGCCTTTGTTTGCCAGCTACTATTGGCTTTGCGCTAAAGTTTACATGGCGACCTTTGCGCCTTTTGTACTGCAGACCCTCTAAAACATGCGTGTCTTTATTCGGATCGTAGCGGGTATAATCTTCCTCGTTCGCCATTTCGACCAAGCGATGAACAAATTCGCGAGTGTCTTTGAAACCGAGTGCCTCTGCCATTTTATCGGCAACGTCAATTGAGGGCGTATATTTGCCTTTCTCAATTTTGCTAATTGCAGCCTGAGAGATGCCAACAGCAGTTGATAAGTCTGATTGCTTCATTTTAGGAACGCGTGCTTCGCGCAGTTTTTTAATCTGCTCCCAAAAATTTTTATGCTCTGCTTGTTCGCTCATAGCTTCAACTGATTCTTAATTTGCCTCATTCGTACACAATTCGTACGCGAAAGCGATGAAGTAGGGCAAGAAAAATATTCACAAATGTTATATAACACGCTCAATGTGTGGTTATACGACTTTGCTAAGCGCACAAAAATTTATTTTTTTTGGCAAGTTGACTTGTGTAAATGAATCACAAGGAATCGAATAAGTAATGAATAAAATAAAATATAATCAACAACATAGTGAATAATTATATTTGCTACCTGAATAATCCAAAAGGATGGTCAACCCAAAAAAATAACAAACGTGAAAATAAATCGCTTAATATAACCTGTATAACTACGTCAGCCTTGCACCAGATTTAGCGAATTGGCTCTGGAAAGGTACAAGATGAGCGATTTAGATGTCGCCGTACGCAAGTACGCAACACCCGTTTTGAAGTGGCGCAAAAGCTCAGGTATTCCGCAAACATACCTTGCGAAAGAAATGAATTGGTCGCAGCCAAAAGCGCACCGCATTGAAACTGGAAAGGTGCCGATCACACTATCGGACGCTCTAAAAATAGAAGAGATCACCAAAGGTGCAGTCTCAGTCTATGACTGGAGCTAGGCCGTGGTTAATTCGTGTCAAAAGGGTGCCAGACGCGAACGTGAAGCTATCACACTGTGTGAGCAGATATTTAGTGGCGTCACATTCAAGCGTAATCGTGATCAGTTTAGTCAGAAAGATTTAGCCGATCTAAAGGCAAGCGTTCCAGGCTTTATACTTTCGCTTGAAATAAAAGGTGCGGCCAGCGGTGGTTTAAAAACTGCGTGGCTTGATCAAGTTGTGAAGGCTGCAAGCCTAACAGGTCAACTGGGATGCGTTCTTTATAAAATAGATCACAAACCTTGGCGTATGGCGATGCGTACGGGCGACTTTTTTCAACTTATATGGGGTCGCACAGATGAATTTGATGATCTAACCGATCCGATCATAACAACCCCTGACACTATCGGCACACTGGTCAATGAAAGCATGTCTTCGGGTAAATGGATTTGCACTGAATGCGGCGGCAAAGGTGTTGTCGAAAAGGTAATGAAAGACCCAACAGGCTTTCCCTACGAAATCGACGTCACCGTGACCTGCGACTATTGCAAGGGGCTGGGCTGATGTTGAAGGGCCAATATCCAAACATGTCCCACAGCGAATACCATTCGTTTGAAAAGTACCTTTCCGCGACAAGTTTGAAAAAGTTCATTCGCTCTAACTATTCTATGGCGCACATGAAGACGCTGAAAGACAGTACGGCGTCACGGGCTTTGGTTATTGGATCGGCGTTGCACAAGGACGTCTTAGAGCCTTGGGAAAAAGCTGTACATTTTTCCGAATTTAAGACGGCGGCGTCAAAAGGCTTCAAGGCTCAAGCGGATGCGCTGCCAGAGGATCACTACCTATTAACTGCGACAGAGGCTGTAAATCATGAAGGCATGAAGCAGTCGCTTCGTGACCACGACTACGCCTGCAAAATTTTGTCTAACCGTGACGCTGTGCGCGAGTGCGCTGTTTTCAGCGAGTACAAGGGTCAAGGAATAAAGACTAAGTTCGACCTTTATGATCCTGCTGATCGGATTTTGTGGGACATCAAAACTTCACGCAGTGCGCACGTCAATCATTTCACTGACGATCTGTTTGCACTGAAATACGACGTTCAATTGGCCATGTACGCGATGATCCTGACGAATGAAGGATTACCCGTCGAGAAGGCAGGCTTCATCGTGGTGGAAAAAGAGCCGCCATGGGCCGTGAACGTAATCATTCTTAAGCCCGAAGTAATTCTTCGCGCCGAAGAAATTGTCCGAGACGCCTTGGACAAAATCGCCGTCAATTACAACGATCCAAATCCAACCACTGGTTGGCCGCCGTTCGTTGAAGTTGGCCTCCCATACAGCCAAATTATTGGAGATTTTTGATATGGCTAATATCTGGAAAGACGTCTTGATTGGCCCAGTTGACGTAAAATTTGGGCACACGGCTAATCCGTTCAAATGGAACAACATGAAGAACGTTTCAGAAGAGGCGTTGGAAACAACCCCAGGTGCCAAGTATTCGGTAACGGTTCAGCCAACAAAAGAGCAATGGTCTGAATTTTTTTCGACGTGTAAAGCGCACCATGCAAACTGTGCTGCGGACGATCCGACACTTGGTACGTTCGAAGTGGTCCACGGTGCTAAAAAGCATGACGATGGCACTGTTACGATAACCGCGTCTCGTAATGCCATGAATGCAAAAGGCACTTTAAATCGCAAAATACCCATTGTGGATCGCCAAAAGCGTGAGGTTGAAGACCGCCGCGTAATGGGTGGTGCTGAAATCATGATGCAGGTGTCAATTTTCCCAGCAAAAAATCCGTCAACAGGTAAGTCTGGGATTTCTGTTGGCCTCTCTGCAATCCAAGTTTTGGATCCAGGTAACGGCGGTGGTGGCGCACTGATGTTTGATGCAGTCCCAGAGGTACCTTCACAGGCTACAAACACGACTGATCCGCTTACAGATGCGTTCGACGACGCCATCCCGTTTTAAGAGGTAGCTATGTCATGGATATCTGTGAAAACTGCCGCTTCTGGCATTGTTATGTCGGTAAAACGCACAGGGGAACAAAGGGGCAGTGCCGTCGGCGCGCCCCAAGCGTTCAATGGACGTGTGCTGGCGAGTTCGGTGAGTTCGACCGCATCCCCTGGCCTGAAACAAACTTCAACACCTGGTGTGGTGAGTTTGAAAGTGCAGGGGGTGTGAGCTGATGGTTTGTAAAGAATGCAAATACGTGGAATTTGAAAATCATTCTTATATCTGCGTACGCAATGCGCCTGTTCCTGGTTCAAATGAATACGCCAGCTGGCCAAAGGTTAAAGAAGAATGGACCTGCGGCGAGTTTGCTGAATTTGAGCCTGCTGGGCTGGCAACTGCTCAAGAATTGCTTGGGCACGAAACCACGCTTGGTAAAGGTGAAAACGGATTTGGTTGTGCTGCCTGTGTTTACTCCTCTCAAGTAAATTCATTCGGCGTCTATGAATGTCGTCGTCCACCCATCGTAAATGAAACGGCAACTTGGCCAGAGGTTATGGCAAATGATTTCTGCGGCGAGCTAGCCATTCATGTGACGGGGGGTTAGTCCAATGCGTTGCAATGAATGTATCTTTTGGGAAGACTACCACTCTGGCATTGGCTACTGCCATCGCTACGCCCCTAAGCCTGGTGATGACTACAAAGTGCCATTACCAGTAAAGGGTTTGCGTCTGGGTGATCCTCAACCAATTCGTGACAGGGTGAGCTGGCCTGAAACGAACTGCATGGATTTTTGCGGGGAGTTTCAAGGGAACCAGCAGTATCGCGACGACAGGGAAGATGAGGCTCACTGGGTCAATTATCTCCGTTCGCTGCCTTTCGGCTTTGCTACAGCGCGTCGCCACTTAGACCGCGCCAAAGCTAAGTACGAAGAAGACACGTGTCCCTTCTAAAATGGCTGATTTTGAAGATGCAGATTGGAACACATATGGACCCTCTATCGTATCCGCGCTGGCACTTAAAAGGGTTGGCAAAGAATACGTGGGTCCATGTGTCGTGTGTGGCGGGCATGATCGTATGCGGGCAGTCAATTACCAAGGCAAAGTCAAAATACATTGCCGTCACTGTCAGGATACTGGCCCTTTAAATAAACTGCGCGAGGACGGTTTGCTGCCGTCCTTGGGCAACCGCGGCGACAACGTCGTCAGAATGAACCCTTTATCAAATTTTCCGATGTATCCTGAAACCGATGATAGACCATACCTCGAACGCAAAGGCATCCCAGCGATGGGTGCAACGCTAGAGGGTGATGATCTCATCGTTGACCTGGAAAACATCGATGGCGAAGCGACACACCAGCGGATTATGCCAAATGGTGATAAACGCTTCAAACCTGGCACTGACCTTTCAAAGGCAACTTTTGCGATTTACGGGCCTTTGACCGCGGACAGTGTCGATGATGTCTGGATTTGCGAAGGCTGGGCAGATGCAGTTTCAATATTTCTAGCGACGAAGCAGACGACCGTGCATGGATTAAGCTGCAACCACATTCCGCTAGTGGCTAAGGCACTTCAGCAGAAATATCCAACGGCGAAATTTAAAATCGCAGCGGATAATGATGAGCCTGGTTTGAATGCGGCCAAAAAAACGCGTCTACCTTACGCAACGCCGATTGATCCTGGTACCGACTTTTCTGACGTGTTCGTGACTTTGGGTGCGCAAGCAGTCTGTAACATGCTGCAAAAGGTGCAAACACCTGAACGCGGCTTAATGCAGTTAGTTTCTGAATTTGAGACGGCAGAGCCTGTCTGGCTTGCAGAAGGGCGTATTGAAGAAAACGTGCTATCTATCATGTACGGGCAAAGTGGCACCTACAAATCATTCCTAGCGATTGATTTGGCGGTATCGATTGCAGCAGGCAGACCCTTTGCAAACCGCGCCACGATGCAGGGTGCCGTCGCATATATCGCAAATGAAGGTCACAACGGTTTTACACGTCGGGTACAAGCAAAATGTGCCAGCGAAGGAATTCCTTACGACACGACGTTGCCGTTCTATTTGAACAGAAAATATGTGGTCTTGGACAACGAAACTGTTGATGAACTGATCGCTGATCTCGAAGAGGCGCAAGAGCGGGTAGGGCCTTGGCGTCTTGTGGTCCTTGATACTCTGGATCGCACGATTGAGGGTATTGAAGACGACAACAGCGACACGAAAGAATACCTAAACCACTGTGACCGCATTCGTACGCACTTCGGCGCAACAGTATTGATAATTGCTCACGTTGGCCACCAAGCCAAAAATCGCGCCAAGGGTAGTACGAAACTGCGCGACCGCATGGACGCTTCGTATCGCATTACGGCATCTGGCGATCTCTACGTGAACATGGTTTGCGATAAGATGAAGGACGCAGAGCCACCTGATCCGTTGACCTTCGCAAAGCGCGAACAGGATGTCGTGTTGCCTGATGGTGTTGTCGTTAGTTCCATTGTTTTGGAACCCGTTCTTGACATGCCACAACCGGGCGAACGATCACCTGAGTACATCCGATATGCGATCCTGTCTGAATACCGCAAGCACAATATCGACGGCAGCATTGCACGCACTTTGTTGAAGGAACATGCAGCGGATGAGCTAGGCATGAGCCAGCGTCAGGTCAATACATACATCAAAGCGATGATCGATGACGGCACCTTCGCCTACGACCGCAAAATTATTTCGGCGGGGGAAAACTATGTCGACGAATAATTTGAGGAAGTCGGATTTAGGGGCATCGCCAGAAATTCTGGCGGTCATTGAACGCTTCCCGAAATTTTCGCCAGGAATAACTGATGAAAATCAGTGGCTTGCAGATTTCTGGCGATGGTGGGGAAGTCATCAGGAAGCGTTGGGGTATGATTGGGGAATTTCTGGAAATGCACCCATGTTTCTTAAACATGGTGCTTCCTTCCCCAAACCCTTCCCGAATTGTGAGCGTGATTATTCAGAATTAGGTGAATCTGACTTTGTTGCGATGTTGGCAACGATCAAAAGTCTGGAAGAATTAGAGGGCGTTGCAAACAGGAGACTGATCCTAAACCGTCCTGATCTGCCGCGATATTCTAAGTGGCAGCGCGAATACATCTTACAAAGAAAATGGGAATTAAGTCATGGGCGATAGAGCAAAAGATTTATTGGCAGACGCAAGCCAGATTTTATCAGAACGTGGTCGTCAGTATGGTGATGCTGGCTTGCTGTTTTCAAATATGGCCGTCCGCTTTGGTTTGGTGTTGGGTATATATGTGTCGCCGTTTCAAGCTGCGCGGATAATGGCCGAACTGAAAGCAGCTCGACTTGATCTCGGCTACCACCCAGACCATTTGGTTGATCAACTAGGATACATCGCTCTCGCGGGTGAAGTGAAAGGTGATCAACTATGAAACGGTGGAGCAAGGACGACATAAAGCGTCAAAAGTTAGCACGCGCCACCTCTGTCGCTGATGGCGGCAAAATCACTCTTTCAGCAGCTCCATGGGAGAAACATCGTGTCACAGCCGATCCAAATCCGTATGCGCAACCACGACTGGCCAAAGACCCTGCGCGAAGCGGAACAGCTGGCATTAGACAATATCAAAGCCGACGCAAAAGTTTCAGCTAAACATCTTGGTTGGGAGCTATTGCGTGAGGCAGCGCGGGTATCGCGGATTTCGTATCCTGCACCGCCGCGCACTGGTTTTCCGACATCTTCGTCGCTTCCTGACGCGCCTGACGATGTCACACAGTGGCAGTTGCTGTCGGCTTATCTGAAGGGTGAGTTAGAGACGCTGCCATCATCCGACATGAAGCCCAGCCGTCCGTCTGCTGAACAGATCGACCGCGCGGATTTGATACTGCATCTGTGGCATCATCATGCGCTATCGCGGAAAGGTGACAAAAGCCGATTGAAGCGCGGTGTGTATCTAAAAGCGAATGATATGCACCCTCAAAAAATCTCTCACATCTTGGGGATTAACTCACGCCAGCTTAAACGCGCACAGGATGAAGCAACACTAGATATTGTTTATGAGATAGAAAAAATAACAAAATATAGTTGACACGTCGTTTTTTTTACGTTTCCCTATATAAAATAGCGACGGATGCCTGTTCCTATTTTTATCTCACTCTCGACTTGCTGTGTCCTCATCGGATGCAGCATTTTTTTTGCGCTCTACGTCGTATTCGTTGCGGTAATAAATCACGACCTCAGCGTCCCCTTTGCGTCCGCATTGCTTGCACTTTGACTTAGCTTTGACTTGAAAAATGTCGTGGACGCCTAGGTCGATAAACTTCTGCACAGGAACTGAAACATCGTGGCGGCATGAGTTGCACTGAATGTTGAGCCAGTGTTTTGAGATTAGGTTTAGTTTGGTCACTTATTGAAACTTGAATAATGAGCATTCTGTGCCACGATAACGCAAGATACCGTCCAGTGTTTTTACAAAAAGTTCACCACCGTTTGTTTCCCATTGTTTAGGGAAATACTTATCGCACTGTGCCTTTAAAAGTTTCTCACTAATTTCATGTTTGCGCATGTTTACTTTGTCACTAACGGGTGCGACTTTTCCATCTGTTACATGTTTCTCGCAACCAACCGAAGTTAGATAATTTGTGTAATTATCAACTAGCACTGACTGAGCTGAGAACGGTCCATACTTTTTATCAAAATCTTGAACTTTAAATGGATTTTGTTGCAGCCAAACTTTTGCATCTGCTGTGTTGCCAATTATCTGAAAATAATCACCGCTTTTATGCCTACAGCCTGCAGCAAACGCATTAGTGCCAAGAACACTCAACATAACTAAAATTAGTAACTTGCTCATTTATCATCCTGTTTTTGCAAAAAGATAGCAACAAAGTCATGCGTAGTGAAGCCGCCAATCAATACAGGTATTTGTATTGCACCAAACATTGGAAGATACTTAGGAGACAGGCACTTACACGGGACGAATACAGATGCCAACACAGCGGCTGCGGTGCGCATTTACAAGCGGGTAGGGATCACCCACGCAGCGCGGTTGTACACCACCTGAGGCCACATAAAGGCGATCTCGAACTATTTTTTGATTTGGATAATCTGCAGTCAGTTTGTTGGACGTGTCACAGTGGTGACATTCAAAGCCAAGAGGCACTGGGATACGACACAACGATAGGTGCAGACGGTTGGCCTATTGATCCAAAGCATCCCTATGTAA